CTTGGCAGTGGCAACATCACCATTGCTTCATTGGGAGTTTATAAGAACACAACCGATGGAGCTGCATCCAGTTTATTACTTAACACGTTCAGTTCATCGGTGCTTGTTCCTGCTAATTCGGTTGTACTTGGTAACGTGCTTGAGTTTAAGTTAAGAGGTAGAAAGACGGGCGCACTTGGAGTTTATACAATTAGAATTTATGCTAACTCTGCAAACAACTTAACGGGTGCAGTTTTACTTGGCACATATTCAGGTGGTGCTGCTCAAGCTATTGGGCAGCAAATGGTTAGAACGGCAGCAATAAAAAATATTACTACCAATACTGAAATGTTGCTTGCCACTACATCACTTGCAACGGATTTTGCAAATTCAACATTTTCATCAATCGCAGTTGATTGGACAACTGATAAATATATTATAGGAGCAGTTCAAAATATCAATGCAACAGACTCCTCATTAATCTCACTAATATCAATGACAATAATATGATAGACATAACTCTCGAAAATGGCTTTGTAACATTCTATTCATCGGTGATAGGGGTTGTTGCATCCAATGTGGAATCTGTTGAGGTGGTTGACGAAATGTGCTTTCACTTAGGCACTAATGTAGGAGTATTCCTAATTAATGTAAATCAGTTCACCTTTAATGGCATAAATTTCAGTAACTCAACCGAAGCAAATACTTACATTTTAAATAACTAAAATCATGGCAGGAGTAAAAATTACCGACTTAGGAACGTTGACCACAGCGGTTGATGCTGACTTACTTTATATCGTAGATGTGAGCGACACTTCGCAATCCCCTCAAGGTACATCCAAGCAGATTGAACTTGGCAACATTGTAAGTAGTGGAACTTGGACACCAGTTGTAAGCAACATAATATCAGGTGGAACTATAACAATAGAAGGCAATTCATTTTATCAAAAGATAGGGGATATTGTTATCTGTTCTTTTCGTATTCGTATGACACCTGATACAGGAAACCAAGGAGAAAGATTTGAATTAACTTTACCTATTGAGCCAAGTGCTAATTTTGCTGCAAACAATTTAGTAAATGGTGCTATGACTATGTACGCTGCAACATTTGGAGATATCAATGAATGCAATATAAAATCTAAATCAGCAACAAAGAATTTAGATATAACAATTTCAGCAACGGCTATTGATACAGAAGTTGCAGTCTCAATTCATGTTCAGTATTCAATCTAATGAAGACCTCAGCTAACGGCATCCGACTCATAGGCTATAAATTATGAATATATCTAAGACTGGTATTCAGTTGGTCAAAGACTTTGAAGGTCTTAGACTCCATGCATACAAATGTTCGGCTGGTGTACCTACGATTGGTTATGGTTCTACCTTCTATCCTGACAAATCTAATGTCAAGATGGGTGATGTGCTAAGAGACAAAGAAGAGGCTGAAGTATTACTGATAAAGACCCTTGAAGATTATGATATTTACGTAAGTAAGTACACTAAATCAGTCAAGTTAACGCAATATCAGTTTGATGCATTGGTATCCTTTGCCTTTAATTGTGGATTAGGAAACTTATCCAAGTCTACACTACTAAAAAAGGTACTTAGTAACCCTAATGATAAAGATATTGCCTTAGAGTTCGCTAAATGGAATAGAGGTGGTGGTAAGGTGCTGCAAGGATTAGTAAAAAGAAGGCAAAAAGAAGCAGAACTATATTTTAAGGTGGTCGTATAGTAGTCTATGGCTATCGACCCTAAGAAATTTAAACAAATAGCTGACTTACTTATGGTGTACTGGCATTTGACTATAGGTTCACTCATATCTGTTGTAGGTTTCTGGCTATTTTTCACTAAGAAGATAGATAAGGAGTCATTTGCTTATATCATTGGTGCTGTAGTTACCTTGAAGTGGGTGTGGAAGCCTACTGAGAAAGGGGGTACTAATGTATAAGATGGTAAAAGACACTATTTATACTCACACATTTGATAATGTTTGTGTGATTGGTGCATCTTGTAAGGTTCATAACCACATTTTAAAAGAAGTTATACTTACACCTGAGCCGTTCACATTTGTAAATCACTACATGGGTGATACATCAATGTTCATTTATAAAAATCAGTGGGGTGAGACTCTATATGTTGATGAAATATTGACTAAATTTGAGCCAAATGAAAAGGTAGAAGTTGAAACAATAGCCATACAACCATTCAGAGCATCGGATACCATACAGCCATGTGATGCAAAGTGGTTAATTAAGGGTAATAAGTTTGAATTAAAACCTTATTCTATACAAAAATGTGAAAATAAGATGGTTCAAGACTACTTATATAGTGATTTATCAAACTCAATTGTAATGATGTTGATGTTATTAGCTACTTCTATTTGGTTATATCGGTCTACATTTTATTGGTTAGATATGATTCGTAAGATTAACAAGATTGTTAAGAGTTAGATATGTCTACTCAATACATCTTAGCTAATTCTATTGACTTGTTGTATGTAGTTGCTGACTATGAAGGTAGTATTGTTAGGTCAAATGATTTATTCAAAGAGTATTCAAGTCATATCAAACCTAAAAAAGTTAGTGATATAATCTCAGACGATACTGAACTTGACGATTATGTTATATCAGTTAAGAAAGCAATTGAGTTAAGTCCTAACCCAGTTCGTATCTATGCACGAACAAAGCAGAAAAATAGTGGGTTAAGGTGGAACTTGTGGAACTGCTATGCAATACTTGGGTCACTTCATTTTGTTGGATTCCAAATTACTGATGTTACTTCTATCACATCTCACGAACACGAAAAGCAAAAGGTGTTACTTGAAGAGTTCAGGTTTATGTTATCTCACGAATTACGTCAACCTTTGACATCTGTTGCTGGTGTGGTTAAGTTGTTACTTGATAAGGGTAATAATGTAGGTGAAGATGAACAGATTGAACTTCTTAAGATGGTTGACGATTCAATGAAGAGGTTAGATGAATCAATACATTTGTTAGTTAAGAAAGCAACAAGGCAATTATGAAAGATTGCACCTTACCAATGGATGAAGAAGAGGCTGATGAAAGACTACTTCATGTGGTAAAGCATTATGTATGTGAACGTGAGATGCCAATCTATGTAGCAAAGAATGTGTTAAGATCAAACCTAAGAGATAAGTCATGCTTTGAAATTAAATGGGAGAAGTTCATTAAGTTAATTGGTGGTTATGGAATCAAGTAAGTTTGACTCAATTGATAAGGTATTAGGTATTGTCTTTGGAATAGTTATGTTATTAATCTTCATTCATACTTGTGGCTCTAATGGTCAATTGACTATTGACTATCGTAAGATGAAGGAAGAGGTAAAAAACTATAAGGTTCAACACCTTGCAGATTCAAGTAAATTAATCAGTCAGTCTGTGAATTATCAAAGTGAAATTGATTCAAGGGATATAGCAATTAAGTTATTGTCTATTCGCAATCCAAAGGAGATTGTTAAGATTCAATACGAGACTTTAATTAAGACTAAGATTCAACTTGCTGAACCTATCACAATTGATTCAACAAACTACATTAAGTTACCAGTTCAATTCTCAGATTATAGTGAGTGGTATTCTATTGATGGTAAGATTGACACGTTAGGAGTGCTTGTAATAGACTCAATTGTATCAAGTGGTAATTTGACCTATTCGGTAGGAGATACGTTAAGAGATGGTCTATTTAATAGGTTACTGAGAAAAACAGATAGTGTAGTAAGATTGCACATTGATAATCCAACTATGTCAATCAGTAACCTTTCTAATATCTACGTTAAGAAAGAACCTAAATGGTATCAATCAACTGCATTTAAGGTAGGTGTAGGTGTATTATTGGGTATTGGATTGAGTAGCCAAATAAAATAATAGTAAAGTTTTGTATTTCATTATCAGTCATTTACGAAATGTAAGTAAAAATAAATGTGTTTATTTTGATTGAGGTATTGCAGAATCAAAATATAGTTTTACATTTGCGTATAATTAATTCACTAATCAATCACTCACTAAATCAAACACTATGACAACTGCATCTCAAATTAGAAAAGCAAATCCACAAGGTAAAATGACAATGGATTACAATGGCACTCATCAAATAATATTTGATAATGGTGTAATTTTTACCTCTGCTACAAGTCGTGATAATACAAATCTTTGGAATAAATTATTAAGAATGGGATTCAATCGTCATTATAATTTTCAAAGTGACGAAATTGATGGTCTTGTTCAAGCATCTCAGAATGGTGAAAATCCATTTGCATTTTCAATTATTTGTTCAAATACATCATTAAACGGAATATTCAAATAACCTAATCAAGGGAGGCTAAGGTCTCCCTATATTTTCTTTTTAATTTTCTAATCAATCAATCTATAATTCATAAACTATGAACACATCAACTATTTTCAAACTTGCAGAAGGTAATACTTACTTTCACTATGACCATTTAAACGGTTCAATGATTTCAATTGTAACTGAAGGATGCTATAGCGGTATCTTCACAAGATGTGATAACAATTGTGCGGTAATGGCTCGTCAATTCCACAATGAAGAGTATCACAATGTACCATCTATCTATCGTGACTATGTTGCGGTAACTACAGATGAATACGTAGAGGCATTTGACAAAGCAATGGCTAAGTTAGAAGATGCATCAATGTTAATGTTTAAATCACTTTAATTCACTTTAATTTTTAATCAATAAATCCAAATCAGTTATGTTACCAACACTAAATGCGCCCATCGGTGGCGATTCAAACTACTCAAACAAGATAGCACCAGTAGGTGTCCATCTTGCACGTATCTATCAAATCATTGACTTAGGAACTACAGAGCAAACTGGTCAGTTTGGTGGTAAGAAAAGAAAGGTTCAAGTATTATTTGAACTACCATTAGAAACTGCGGTCTTTGACCCTGAGAAAGGTGAGCAACCATTCTATGCACGTAATATGTACACATTGT